TACCTTTCCAAACTTTACCAGATGTTTCACTCCATATGTCTCCTTGCTTAGCAGTTTCAACATACTTGCCATCAGTCTCATCTAATACCGGAGAGTTAGCATAAAGTATTTTTAGAATTGGTAATTTTTGATCACGAGCTGTTACATACTCCTGACCTTGTCCTGCCATCTCTTCTAAATTAATTACAGATGGAAGTTTATCTTCTTTTTTCGTCATTGCTTTACGTTCTATCATTTTTACTCCTTCGTGGTTATTTTAGTTTTATTTGCAACATAGGTCCCAAACAATTCAGCAGGCACATCTTTACCTAAGTCTTGAATTTGTTCTCTTACAAATCCTCTTAGACTACTAGGATGCACTGTTGTTTTTTGTTTAACTGGGAGCCCTTTTGCTTTCAGTTCCTCTATAATTGATTTAGCTTCATTATCTTGTTTCATGCCAAACTCCAAAGATACTTGGTTTTTAATCAAGTCTCCATGGCCGTTTTCACGTAACCATTCAAAAGCCTCTTCACTTTTAGAAACTGGTATTCTTGCAGAGTAGAAAGGTTTGACCTCAACGGATATTCCACCTTCGAGTTTAATTAACTCTACACCTGCTTGTTGCATTAAGTTTGGAATTGTTTGTTCAGAAAGAGTAGTTTCAACATCTTTAAGTTTCTTCAATGCTTCTTCAGTCGCTTCTATTTCTCTCTGAGTTTCCAATAACTTTTTGCAAGAGTCGGTAATGTTCGATGACATTGCCATATCTATCCGTACGATAGATTCTGCTTCTAAGTCCATAAGAACCTCCTAAGCCGAATCAATATATTATTAGATTGATTTTTGCAAACAAATAAAATAAATAAATTTTTAGTGTACAATTATAAAACAAAGCCTTTTAAACACCAAAGACAAGCACTGATTGAAGGAGCAAAACATAATAACTTTGCATATTTCATGGAGATGGGTACAGGCAAAACTAAAGTAGCCATAGATAATGCAGCATTTTTATATCAAGATCAACGAATTAATTTTGCTTTTGTAATAGCACCTAATTCTGTTTACAGAAATTGGGTAAAAGAAATACAACTTCATAGCCCAGAAGAATGTAATATATTTATTTGGAAGGTTTCTAAATCAAAAACTTTTAAGCTAGATCCTAATAAACTTACGTATGTTTTAATGAATGTAGAAGCTCTATCTCACACAAGTGGTAAACAATGGCTTGAATATAAACTGATGAAACATGGTATGAGATCTATAATTATTGTAGATGAAAGTACAACAATTAAAAATTTAAAGGCATCTAGGACAAAAGCTATTCTAAAATTAGGTCAACTTGCAAGATACAAAAGAATTCTTACAGGATCACCAGTCACAAAGTCTCCACTAGATTTATTTTCACAGTGTGCTTTCTTAGATAAAAAACTATTAGGATATGATAACTTTACTGTATTTAAATCTAGATATGCTGTGATGTACAATATAGATAAGGGTGGATATAAAATACAGATACCAAAATACTATGTAAACCTTGATGA